ATGGCGATCCGCGTGAGCATCACGAACACGAGTACGGGGACGGTGCTGGCCGCGAGGGACATCCCGGACGCGGCCCTCGCGGACATCCGCGAGGTGTTCCCCGGCACGGCGGCGCAGGCGGCGCAGGCGCTGCTGAACGTGATCCTGAGGGCAGGGCGGGCCTACGTGGCGGAACAGCTACGCCTGGCCACGGGGGACACGGCGGCCATCAAGGCGGCAGCGGAGGCCGCAGAGGTGGCGAAGGCGACGCGCCTGGCCACCCTGGCCAGCAACTGGCCGGAGACATAGCCGGGCGCCATGAGGACAGCACGGGATATCCTGCAACGCAAGCGGGCTGCCGATGGCGACCTGGTGGTTCTCCTGGAGAGCCTGGAGGAGCTCCGGGGCTGCCTCCAGGAGATGAACAGGGAGATCCGTATCCTCCGGTGGCTACTAGCAGGAGGTTATGTCTTTCTCTCAGCGCTTATGGCCTATGAGCTCCTGACGGGTTAATGCCTGCTCCGTTCCGCGTCCGTGGCCTGGATAACACCTCTCGCCTGAGGGGGACCAATACTCTGCGTGGCCCAGGGGCAGCAGAGATCCAGGATAAGTTCCTTACAGAAGCCATCGCCCTGGCCGAGGCTCAGCTTGTTGGCCTGGCCAACAGTGATATAGCTTCGCTCCTGGAGGGTCATTCAGTCACACTCTCGTTGTCTGACCTAGTCCTCCTGCTGGAGGGTCACCTGCCTGGCGCTTCTCAGGCGGGCTCAGACCAGGCATCTCTTAGTGAGGACGCGTCGCTGATTGCCAGCCTCCTGGCTGCCGACTCTGCCCTGTTTGCCGAAGCGTATGCCCTGAGTGTCCTCCTGCTGGGCGGAGAGCCCTTCTCCCTCGATGCTGCCTATACCATCTTGCTGAGCACCACAGAGCTGGCCTCTGTCCTGGAGGGGTATACCCTGGACGCCAGCCACCAGAACTCCCAGGCTGCCCTCCTGGGGGATGCCACCCTTATCACAGTCCAGTCAGGGGAACAGCTGTCACTGGTGGAGCAGTCATCCCTTCTCAGCGCCCTCCAGGAGGCCGAGAGCATGGGGTTTCTGGACAGCCCGACCCTGGAGGCGCTCTATGCCCTGAGCGATGCCAGCAGCCTTACAGAGCTCGTCCTGGCTGCCGCTGAGTTTCAACTGGCAGTGACGTTGGCCCTCCTGGAGATGATGGTGACAGATGCAGGCCTCACCGTCGATGAGGCTTTCTCGTTCCTGGAGGCCGTCAGCAATGACACGGGCAGGGCCATCCTGCACAAGATTCGCCTGCAGATGCAGAATGGTATTATCAGGCTGAGGACTGATGGCTAAGACGGTCAGGCTGCACGTTACTGCCGGCAGGCATCACCTTGAGGTGACGGGTGGCCGCTACCGCCTGGCCTTCACGCCAGTCCGCAGCCTGCTCCGTCTTACCGGCGGTATCATCAAGCTGCTCCTTGAAGGTAGGGCAACATGAGCCATCCTCCCGTCCTGAAATACAAAGTGGGCGAGCTGCCCAAAATGGAATTCCAGCTGGTGAATTCTACAGACGGCAAGCCCATAGGCGACATTACAGGGGCAACCGTCAAGGTCTTCATCCGCCTCAAGGGGGCCTCCAGTAATACATTCTCCAACCAGGACGGCACCATCCAGGATGCTGCCAATGCCATCGTGGCCTACCAGCCACCAGCTGCTTTCGCGGTGGCCGGCCAGTATACCGGCGAGGTCAAGGTAACCACAGGATCCATCGTCAGGTACTCCGAGACCTTTGACATCGTGGTCTTGAGCTCCCTGGGCTAGGTCTTGCCAAACTGCTGGACGCGGGCCAGCAGGGTCTCCAGCTTCCCCATAGCCACTGCAGGTGTGATGGTCAGGGAGTTATCAGCGTAGTTGTAGCCTGTCTCCTTGATGACGAATGTCCGCAGGGGATCTGCCGCTGGCCCTATGTCTGCCAGCAGGTCAGTGATCTGAAAGACATCCCCGGCCCGCACCCGCCACAGGGGCTCAGGGACTCCCATGGCGTTGTAGATCTGCCCTGTCAGGGTGAACTCGGTGTTGGGCTGGGGTATCTTGAAGTCCTCAAAGAAGGCGTCCCTGGCCACGGTGGTGATGGGGGCATTCCCGGTGTCCAGGAAGGTCTCCCTGGGGAAAGGCACACTGTCCCTGAATAAGGGGTCACTCTTGGGCGGGATAGACTGCCATATGTCATTCCCGTCTTTATAGAACGCCTGTACGTGACTCCAGTAGTTGGTGAGTATCCTCTCCAGGCGTACCCCCTGCTCGCCCATCTCGGTCTTGCTGATCCGCCACCTGATCTCTTTCGTGTCTATGGGCCTGAAGTGAAAGTGCCTGCCCTCCCAGACGGCGCTGTACCAGGCTCTACCCTCTTCGCGGTCAGCGAAATGACCCATCTGGGCCGCAATGGACTGTACCGTCGCATTCTCAAACCTGATTGACCTGAACTCAGGGAACTGCGGGTCAACAGGGCGTATGAACGTAGCCTTGCCGCTGAGTTGTGTGGCCTGAGGGTCAGTGGCATCACCCCCGGCAATGTTCTGCTTGAGTATCTCCGAGGAGGTGATCTTGCTGGCTGTGGCCTTCACCATCAGGGAGGGGATCTCCACCGATACACTGCCTGTGACTCCTGAGAACGTCTGGGGTCCGGTGGGTGGCACGAGGCCCGTGCTGGCCGCCTCATCCATGCTTATGCCCGCAGAGTCAAGCCCTGAGATGGTCGTAGCCTGCTTCAGGGCAACGCCCACGAGGGCTACGATAGGCACTCCAGAGGTCTCCCAGGTCATGAGCTGGGCAGTCCCCACTGCTGTGGCATGGCTGGTGGTTAGCCTGGTCTCCCCGGTGGCAGTCGTCACTATGTCTGAGCTCAGCTCCTGGTCAGTGCCTGGGGTGGCCGTTGCTATAGTGGGGGTATCGTATGACGCCAGGGCGTCGATCACCAGGTTGCCCACAGCAGTGTTCACTACGATGTTGGGTGTATCATCCCCGCTGTTGAAGTAGGAGACGGGTGTGCCTATAGGGGTAGACTGGTGAACGCCATAGAAGTTCCTGGCCTCAGCGGAGATTCTGTCCTCTGCCGCCGCCAGGGTAATAGTGATGTTATTTGTCCCCACGGCGGGGCCAATCAGATACCAGATCTCAGCGCCAGGCCCTGTGCCTGAACCGGCTCGCCCGGCCAGAAACATATTGATGCTACCATAAGTCACGCTGGAGACAACCTGCGCGGCCCCTACCTCAGAGTGGACTCCCACGCGCACTATCAAGAGCCGGTTGGGGCCATCGATGACGGTGTGCTGGAAGGTGAGGGTGGCCCCGCTGGTTGTAGTGCTGGCTGTGGTCTTGCTGCCTATGAGTATCATGACAGCCTTGGCCCCGCTCTCAGGAGGACACCCCGCGTATCCGTGGCCAGGGTGATGTTATATAGCCCTGTCCGGGTGATGGTCTGCCTGAGAGTCCACATGCCTCCCATGTAGTCAGGCGTGTCATAAATGTTGAGCTCCATCTCGGCTGTCCTGCCACTGGGCCAGTTGCCAGCAGTGAAGCGGACGGCGATCTCCAGCACCTTGATAGTCCCTGGTTGCATCCAGAACTCTGACTTGGCAACTCCAAAGGGTGGCAGGGGAAGCATGTACACAAATCCCGCCGCATCGTTCTTGTAATAGGTCTCCGGATAGCGCAGGCTAACTGCGATGCCTCCACCTTTGACGACAGCAAACTTGCTGTTACTGAAAGCAGGTGTGGGTAGGCCAGACGCTGTAATCAGGAATATAGACGCCTCTTTCCAGCTGTCTATCTGAGAGTCTGACCACCATTGTGTCCTGACCTTGTCGGTCAGGGATGCCCAGTAGCCGACACAACCCACAGAGACTCCAAACGGCTCCAGGGATATGCTCTCGATGCGTCCCTCCCAGACAGTCCCTCCACCGTCAGTCACCTCTACGTGATAGCCGCCCCTGGTGGCATACCACTCGTAGGCTTCATTCTGGGAGAGGATGACGCTGAAGGAGCAGGAGGAGAAGCCGCCGGGGATGGCGGTGCCAAACTGCAAGTTCTGGGCGATGCTGGTCAGGGGCTGTATGGGTACGGGCGGACTGGAGACTCCGGCAGGGGTATAGAGCGTTAGTTCTAGTGGCATTACAGGAACAGGTACCGGGGCTCATACTCTATCCAGGCATTGAAGGCCCCGCCCTCCTTGTTTTCTCCCAGGTCATCCAGGGCACTCCACCTGTCTGCCAGGAAGACCAGGCAATTACTGGTGGCTGGCTGCAGGTAGATCCCCCCTCCGGATATTGGCGCCGTCGTGGTGCTGGGCAGGTGGATGTTCTCCTTCTGCGTGGCTGGCGCCGCGCTGGGCTTGAGGACATATCCGCCCCCTCGCCCCTCGATGCTGTCAACTACCAGGATCTCTCCCTGCTGCAAGGCGCCTTGCTCGGACTGCTTGTTGAGCGCCAGGGAGAAATAGCCGCTCTCCACGGGCAGCAGGTCAATGGATGATATCTGGAGGTGGGATTTGGAATTGGCGTTCTCAGACAGCCCCTCAACCTGGAGGAGCGCCAGGCCAGACAGGTCAGTCACGTCTATGTCCTGGGCCACGTCTCCCTGCCGGTACTTGGCGCCACCAGCGGCAGGGGGCCAGGTGAAGACTCCTATGGGCAACCTCCGGTAGCCACCCTGCAGGTCTTCGGCATGAGATGGCGGGTTCTGGGTCAGGGGCAGCGTGGTCTGGGGGGTCTTCATGGCTGCCCTCAGGAAAGCTGGCTTTCCCTCCAGTAGCTGGGCAGTGGCGAATATCCTGAATGAACCCCTCTGATCCTTGGTGGACGCGAACATAGAAGCGGGGTGGACTATCAGCAGGGGGTCAAAGGGGTCATCATCCAGTGAGGTCACATCCAGCACAGTCCTGCCGGTGCCAGCGTCATAAAGCCAGCTCAGCGTAGTGCCTGAATTCTTGGCCTGGTTCAGCACCCCGGCAGCCATAAGCTCGGAGGCCTCCCAGTAAGTCCGCAGGGGATAGGGGTCTATGTCCGAGATCAGCCCTGCCCGAATCCCCATAGAGTAACGCTTGACGAAAACCGGGGCCCCCTCGGTGATGGATATATCCAGGGTATCGCCTGTGTCCTTCAGGACCTTGATGTCCTTAGTGCCCGGATCCTCTGTGATGTTGACACCAAGGGCATCACTTCCCGATTTCACGATGGTCACCAGCTTGCTTAGCATCCCGTCTTCGATGATCAGGATGGTGGAGTCAGAGGCCGTCTTGGCGGCGAAGTTGCCATCGGCATAGAAGTTGTCCAGAACCAGCTGCCAGGTGTGGCCAGCGATTTGGGCGGCAGCGCACAGGCCTGCCCTTCCCACCTGCGTGATGCTACTGTCCGTCTTGTTTATACACAGAGTCCAGGTGGGATTCGCCGCTGTACGGGAAGACGTGGAGTAATAGACTTTGATGGCGCTGCCTGTCATCTGCAGGCGTATCCAGCCCTCCGAATTAGTGAAGCCCGTGAAGTTTCCCAGGTTAGTCCGGGTGCCACTTACTACCTTGTCCAGGTCAATTGCCCAAAAGCCAAGCCACGTGGTGCGGACTTCATAGCGGTCAACGGAGGCAGAACTGGTGCCCGTCGGGCTCATCCGCCCAGCAATGCTAATGCCCTGTGTGCCTGAGGGCCAACCATCAAAGCCGCTGCCCTGGGGGCCGAACCAGCAATAGACATCGTAGTCGGCGCTTATGGTTACAGACGTAGTCCTGTAGAAGCGGCTATGAAACCCGGTTTTAGAATGTATGCCCTGCTGCGTCGAATAGATATCTGAGATTACGGCATCACTAGTGTTACCAACACCGTTTACGTCAAAAGACAGAGCCTCCCAGGAGCCGCCAAGATCAGGGGTATGATTTTGAAGCGACTTGCCAGCGGTGTCTGTGAAAGTATCCTTAACAAGGGCCACGACAGCCCCCTGCTAGGTGTTGTTGACGGTCAGGGTTACAGTCAGCTGCCAGACATCTGAAGAGCTTTTAGTGCCCAGGTTCTCCACCTTGCGGTTAAGCATGGTGCCCCCAGACGCAGCATTGAAGATACCCCACTCCTGCCAGGTGAAGTTGGCCTCGTGGGTCTGGAACGTAGCCCTGAAGGTCAGCGTGTTATTGCTACGGGTAGGATATCCCGTCTCCATCGGCTTGCGGATCTTATTGGTGGCAGCCTGGAGGTCTGTCTGGGTGGCACTGAAGGCAGTAGCGCTGTCTCCTACTCCCAGCTTGGCATTCGCATTGTTAAAGTCTATCGTGGTCTCGCCGATGATCATGGCGGTGATGAGATCCCTGCCGGCAGTGGTCAGGCCCATAGCTTAGTCCTCCGGTGGTGGCTGTTTGCTGTCCGCTGTCCAGACCTCTGTGATCTTGCCGTCCTGGATCACGAGGGCTTCGTAGAGCTTGAGCCCCTGTTCCGTCTGGCGGAACTTACGCAGGACTGATCTTTCAGAGACCCGGAACTTGGCTAGCTCCTCGTTACTCATGCTCAGATTATACAGGGTTCTCTACATAGACCCTGGTAGCGAGGGGCTCGTCCCCCGGTAGGCCATACACCTTGAGGTTGTTGTCCTGGCCGGTGGTTGCTGGGCCACTGATCAATGACCGGCTGCTAATCCAGGGGATAGGGTTGGCAATCTCGCCCAGGGTGGCGCTCAGCCCAAAGGGGCTTCCGGGCAGGAGCATCATGTTCATGATGTAGACATCAGAGGCCGTAGTGGTGCCAGCATACTTCAGGACGACAGTGAACGTGCTGCTATCAGCGTTATGGGTGAACTTCACGCCGTACTGCCGCAGGCCTGTACCGAGGGTCACGGTAGTGTTGACGAGAACGGCGCTGAGGTCATCCTGGATGATGATCCCAAAGGTGTTGCGTACGCCATCGGTCTGGGGTTGCGCCCAGAAGCTAAGCTCCCAGTCCCTGTTGGCCGATGCCCCCTTCTTGTACGCGGGGATGGTTACAGTCTGATTGAAAATGGGGAATGAGATCCCTGAAGTCTTGTGAAAGTAGAGGGAGAAGGGCCCGTACTTACGGGGAGACGAGGCCAGGCCAAAATAGGCGTTAGGGTTACCGGTGGTAGATGTCCAGCCTCTTGGAGCGCGGACGTTCAGGGTATACGAGGGGCTTCCCATAACCGTCAGGGTGCGGCCACCTGGACCACTGTCAGCGATGTTCCCTGAGGACTGGTCAAATACCCACACGCCCCCGTACTGACTATCGGTCAGCCCCCAGTAGTCCGAACCTGGGGGTGTTGCATCAGGGGCGGTGCCACGCACCAGGCTCCGCATCCCGTACTCGTACAGGAACGCCAGCTGCCAGGGCCATATGTTCTTGAGCAGGACGTAGGCTCCACAGACAAGCCCCTTGAAGTTCCTGGTATCGTTGTCCTGGGCGCCAATGGTGAAGTTTCCCGTGGTGGCAAGATTGCCAATAGTATGGCGCATGACTCCGGCCAGCTTCCTGTTGACTACCAGGAACAGCAGCTGCTGGGCCTGGCCGCCTTCCACCTGGAGGGCCAGGGCCTGCACGTGATACCAGGCGCCGGGGCTGAACGTCTGGCTGCTGGACGCCAGGGCCTGGCCACCCGCCTGGTCAGTCATCCTGACCCTGAAGCGCCCATCGTCGGGCGTCCAGGTAATCTCCCAGGCGTCACCCGCCCTCATGACCACCTGTTCGCCGCCGCTGGTGGCCGTAGGTTGAACCCAGATGCCGGCCAGGAATCTGGCGGGGCCTTCAGGCACCAGCCCCGTGAGCCCTGTATACTGTAACCTCTGTCCACTACCCTCACCCCCGGCAAAGGTCAGGTAATAGCCGCCATCACGCCCGGTCTCCCCAGGGTTCACATCGAAGCCGGGGTTCACCAGGAAGTTCTCCAGGCGGACTGTGGGCCCTCTGGCATAGGGTTTAGCGATAAGGACAAGCTCATTGGCCAGCAGGGGGCCACCTCTGCGCAGAATCTCATTCAAGGGGCCAGCCAGGGTCAGTGACCCGTCCAGTATGTCGAATATCACCTGGGTAGACTGGTTATTGAGTTTGACGGCCAGGGTTGCGCCAGCAAGCGTGCCACGGGATGCCTGCGCCTTCACGGCGTAGTTCAAGATCCGCTGTAGCTTCTGGAAGGAGGCTGCCATCGTGTCGTGGGTGGCGGCCAGGGCCTTGAACCTGATGGAGATCTCCCTGTTGCCGTAGCGCCTGGCCTGCAGTGTCCGGCCTTCAGACAGCAGGGGGTCACCACCCATAACCCGTACCGGCTCCGGGGGCAGCAGGCTCAACCCGTCGGGCAGGAGCCGGAACTCATTGCCCCCAACGAAGTCGATGCTCTCCGAGCCTCCCGTCAGCGTCAGGACTGTCGTCATACCTGCATTCTACCGCGCAGGCCAGCCTTGTAGCCCAGGCTCTGGCTGAGGGTGCGCTCCAGCCGGTCGAGGTCAGCCATTGAGCTGGCGTTGACGTGTATGGTCACCTGTGGCCGCTGGGTGTTGCTCAGGGCCCCTATGAGGGCATCCAGCTGGTCTGGCCGGAGCACGAACTCACCGGCGTGGGCCTTGATGAGCACGGGTTCACCCCTCCTGCCGGGGACGAGGCCTCCCAGCTGGAAGCCGGGGATCGTGTTCAGGATCAGGTCCAGCAGCTTCCTGACATCTCCCTCGCTCTTGGCCCTGGGGAGTTGCTCACGCACAAAATCTATGATGGCCTGGACGTTCTCCGGGTGGCGGGAGACCGATTTGAGGTCTTCCAGGGTGGGCAGCAGCTCGTCCTCGATGTAGTTGCGGTATCTCTCTGCAGACCTCCTGGACTCGATCCACTCGTCAGTCTGCTCCTTGATATGCTCCTTCATCTTCTTCAGGGGCTCTTCGGTTTCCTTCGTAGTCCGCTCAACCTCGTCGATCTGAGCCTGCGCCCTGTCCTTGATGTCCTCGATGTCATCATCGATCTTGCGCTGGGCCTCCAGGATTTCGCCATCCACCTGCCGCTTCATCTCGGCGATGGCTGTGTCGGCCCTCTCCTTGGCGGCGTTGATGGCCTCTGTCTTGGCCCTGTTGATCTCGGTGATATCGTGGTCAGCAGCCTCTGTGGCCGCTTTCTTGGCCTCTTCCTTTCTCCTGTTTATCTCTTTGATCTCTTCGTCGGCCAGCTCCTGGGCGTGCTTGATCTTCTCGTCTGTAGCCCTGCGGTTTTCCGCAATATCTGCGTCGGCCCTCTCTCTGGCAGCCTCCATTGCGTCATCGGCGGCCCGCCTGTACTCTGTGATGTCGCCGTCTGCCCTCTCCCTGGCAGCCTCCAGCTCGGCGTCGCGCCGCTCCTCAATGGCGGCGATATCGGTTTCCGCTACGGTTTTAATAGCTTCCAGCTCTGCATCCCTGGCCTTATTGATGTTCTCTATATCTGCATCTGCCGCCGCCTTTGCCGCTTCTATCTCGGCATCGCGCTGCTCATTGATAATTTCTATATCGGCATCGGCGGCATCTCTGGCCGCTGCTTTCTTCTCGTCTGCCACCCGCTTCGCTTCCCTGATGGCGGCATCAGCCGCAGCCTGGATGCTGGCTATCTCGGCATCTGCGGCAGCCTGGATAGCCTGTATCTGGGCATCAGCCCTGGCCCTGGCTGCATTTATAGCCTCATCGCGGACGCGGTTGATCTGCTCTATCTCGGCATCAGCAGCCTCTTTGGCGAGCTCGACCCTCTGGTCGATCTCCTCCTTGATGGCCTCCAGCTGGGCATCGCGGGCAGCCTTGATGGCGTCACCCTTCTTCTCTTCCTCTGCGATCTGGTTTTCTACGGCAGCTATCTGTTCGTTGATGGCGTTAGTCTGCTCACCGATGCCCGCCTGTTCATTATGGATAGCGTCCAGCCGCCCCTTACGGAGGGCTATCTCCCGTTGCAGGGCGGCGTCATTGACACCGCTGGCCTGGAGTTCCTCCAGGCGGGCCAGCTCGGCAGCTGTAGACAGGCTGGCCGCAACGAGCTCCTGGCGGCGCTTGGCCAGCTCGTCCAGCTGCTTGGTGAGGTCTTTCTCCTGGTTCTTAAGAGCGGCTATGCGCTTCTTGTTCTCTTCCAGCTCGGCATCGGCAGCAGCCTTCACGGCGTCCATGCGCTGCTTGCCTGTCTTCTTGATGCTATCTATCTCATCGTCAAGGGCCTTCTTGCGGAGATCGACCTGGTCCTTGGCGGCGTCACGGATCTCGCGGATCTGGGCATCCAGGCCCTGCCTGACAGCCTGCTCTTGCTCTTTAGCTTTATCTTTAACGGCATTGGCGGCAGCGTCTGCCCCGGCCTTGATAGCGGAGACCTGCGCGTCAACGGCATCTTCTATGGCCTGGAGCTCTTTATCAAGGGCGTCCCTACGGGCATCGACCATATCGTCGAACTTGTCGTCGATGGCCTTCTTCTCTTCCTCCAGCGCCTTCTTGCGGGCGTCCACCATGTCATCAAACTTCTCGTTGGCGGCGTCCAGCTCGTCATCCAGCCGGTCTTTGCGGGCATCGACCTGCAGGTCATAATTCTTGTTGATCTCGTCCAGTTCCTTTTTCAGGGCCTTCTGGCGCTCCTTGACCTGCTCATCAAGATTGGTACGGATGGCGTCCAGCTCATCCTCCAGGGCATCGCGCCTGGCATCCGCGAAGGCATCGTGAGCATCTTCCAGGGCCTGTATCTCCGCCTCAAGGGCATCGCGACGCGCTTCCACCTGCTGGTCGAAGCTCTCCTCGATGGCACTCAGCTCCTCGTCAAGGGCATCACGCCGGGCATCTATGGCATTCGATGCCCATTCATTGATGGCGTCAATCTCTTTCTGGAGCTCGTCCCGGCGGGCATCTATGGCGTCTGCCAGGCCTTGCCTTAGCCCCTCAATCTCTACCCGTCCCGCCTCTCTCCGCGCATCCATCAGATCGTCAGCGCCATCCCGGATCGATTCGATGGCTGCCTCTTTGCCCGCTTCTATGTTTTCAATTACTTTGTCGATGAAGCCTGTCTGGAAGTCGGCAAAGTTCTGCGCCGCCTCGATCTCGATCTTTAGACGGCGCTCCCTGTCCATCTGTTTGTCGAGGTCCTCGATCTTCTGGATAAGGTCTCTCTCGATGGCCTCACCAGTGGCTTCAATCTCCTCTCGTATCTTCTGGAAAGCCTCTTGCGCATCTTTATCGGCACCCCCAAACGCAAAAGAAGTGACAGGCCCAAGAACAGGGACATCACTGAAGAATTCGGATATTTTGGATTGCTGCCCCGCAAGCTCTTCCGCCTGCTTAATCATTTCCTGGATGCTGGCTCCGCTCTGGGCAGCTGCTTCTTGGGCGGCGGAACCGTAGGCCCTAAAGGCAATACTGCCTTCTTGTATTCTTTTTGCGACAAGGTCTTCGAAGCTGACCCCTAGTTCCTGGCTTCTGTCTATGAGGCCCTGTATTTCCTTGGCCGCCAGAGCAGGGGCGCCAGCCAGCTTCTCCAGGGCCTCTCTCCATTCCTTCACTGCATCCGATGCCTCTTCGGCTGCCGTCTTGCTCTTGCCAAACAGCCCCGTGAGCGCCTCAAGGGCTGCCCCGGCGGCAGCGAATGCGGCTGTCAGGGCCAGGAACTGAGGGGTTAGGGCAGCCTTTTGCAGGAACAGGAACGAGAAGCCCAGGCCGAAGATACCTTGCTGGAGATTGCCCGCTGCTATCTGGGAAGCCGAGAAAGAGGCCACCATCGCCTGGCCCATCAGGGCCACGTTGCCAGACTGGGTGGTAATGACCTGGTTCATCTCGGCAGCAGCGCGGGAGTACTGCAATGCCTGGTTGCGGGCCAGCTCTATAGCCCGCGCCTGGGCCTCACCCTGAACCCTCACCGAGTTCAGGGCTACTCCCTGCTCGGCCAGGGCGGCAGAACTAAAAGTGGTGGCGGCGGCCTGCTCCCTGTATGCCGCTGCTACCTGCCGCAGGATATCTGCATTGACGGAGTCCAGCCCTGTCTGCCGCTGGGTCAGATTGGCGTAGTTCTCAAGGGCGCTGGCGCTCTCTTCCAGGGCCGTACGGAAGTCACCTACGTTCTTGATGACACGGGGCTCGAAGCCGGCAGCCAGGACGTTACCGGCACGCTGGGCGGCCTTCTCTGTGTTCTCGAAGGCCTCTATGACATCGCGCAGGCCCTGGATTTGGGATTCAACGCTGAGGATGAACTCAATTGATCGCGCCATCGTACCCCGTCCAGGTTACTACAGGACGCCAGTCTTCCGGGCGTATGGAGGATATGGAGCGCTGTTCAGCTAGCTCTTGGGATTCTTCTTCTTGTCGGAGAATGCGGCGGATGTAGACAGAGGGGAGCCTGAGGAGGGCCGAGAGATCCGCGACGACACCCGCTCTTGTAAGGCGGGCAAGAGTGTCATCAAAAAATCCTCGGCTTCCCGCACCTCCTCGGTCTCCAGGTTGAAGGCCACGTTGTAGAGCAGCTTGAACACGTCCATGGGCAAGGCGAGGACTGTATCCTCGGAGATCTCCTCCGGTCTTGTCCATGACTCCAGCCGCATCACCAGATTGGCCAGGCCGTAGGTGGTAACGTCACCGTGCGCAGCGCGGCGCAGGTGCATGTAGTCCTGCCCGGTGCACTCTTCCCTGAGGACGTACTTGTAAGGCTGGGGGTCACGCTTGCCCTTGAACTCAAATTCCATATCATTCTCCCTTAGGACGTGGCCCTGTGAAGCTGACCGTCGCCGTTGAGCTTAATAGACAGCGTGGCGATACCGGCCCTGGCAGGGCTGACGCTGACGCTGGCGATGATGACACGCCCGGAGTACCTGGGCTGCGTTGCCGAGGCCTCAGCTGCAGCGGGCTTGCCTGCAGGAGAGAGGATGAACGGATACTTGGCCAGGGCCAGCTGCCCGTTCACGAAGATGCTCTCCGTATTGGGGGTGGCATCTGTCTGGACGTAGGCGGTGATGTCCACAGACCACTTGTAGGTCAGAACCTCAAACTGGTCGAAGTCATCCCCGTAGGCCGAGGAGTCCACCTGGGTGGTCTCAATGGACAGGGACACCTCGTTGGAGATGGTCTCTATCCTGGTCATGCCGCTATCGGCATACGTGAACGGGGGGTTGCTGATGGTTGCCGTGCCGATGGCGAAGTCGGCGTTTTTACCTAGAATCTTTGCCATGCTGCCTCCTAGTTAGTCTTAGCTATACAGAGCACACCTATTGTAACTGACCAGGTAGAGGGCCCTGCTCCTGTGAGGACCAACCGGTGCCAGTCCTCCGTGGTTGACCCGTAGTTTATCGTAACCTCTTTCCACTCTGCCCCCTCATCAGTATTAGTGGCGAACGTCAGCCGGTCAGTGGGGCTGGGGAACCCTGAGGCGTCATCAGACTGGATTTTGGCTGTGACCCCCGTGGGACTGCCAGAGTTCACCGTGTACTTGATGACGTGGAGGGCTGCCCTGATATTGCTGGTGGCGTCCCCCAGGTTCACGGCGGGCCCATTGTCAGTAGGGCTGGCGTTGGTCAGGGTTACCTCTACGAGCCTCAGGATCTTCCCCAGGTGGATGGGCCCCGTCTCTGTGAGCTTCATGTCCACGGCGCTGAGGCCGTCTCTGGGCATGGCCAGGGACATGTTGCCCCAGCCACGGGTGAACAGGGCATCATCACCCTCGGTGGGGAGGGCCCTGTTGATGAAGCTCAGGACTGCCGGGGTTGTCTTCACCAGCCCTGTGACGGGGTCGATAGTCCTGCCAAAGGCGAACTTATCGATTAGCTGGTCAACAGTATCAGCTGGATCCCGATAGTCGTTGACCAGGCGGGCCTGCAGGGAGAAGCTGCCCTTGATCTTGACGGGCTCCATGAGCTCAAAGTCGTCCCCGTAGACCGACCCCTCGACTGTGGAGGTCTCCTGGCTATGCTCCATCTCAAATGACTGAAGGTAGATAGCCTGGTGGTCTATGTAGCACCGGGCCTTCTTACCGAGTAGCTTTGCCATGAGAGGTTCTCCTTAACAGGGATTATACTATGACCCCGACCCTGGCCTCTCCAGTTTTCTGAACTCCTCCTCCGCCTCGCGGTTCACCCGCTCACCATCTTCTGCCTCCCAGTCAATCTTGTCTATCTGGGTCTGACGGGGACGTAGCCCCCGTGACCAGCGGGTGAACACGGTGCGCCCCTCTTTCTCGAAGACCAGAACTATGCCCTTCTTGGGGAGGATGAGCCTGTTAAGGGGGCCATAGATGCCTGTCCCTTCCTTGACGTATTTCCAGTGGGGCGCTTCATTGGCTATCAGGAAGCTCACGGCCTCCGGGCTGCCCACTCTCACGGATTTGCCGCTGGGCAGGCGTACCCACCCCCGGCTGACCTTCCCGGTACGCTGGGGAGAGGCATCGCGCAGCCTGTTGACCAGGCGCTCGCTGGAACCATCACCTATCTGCCGGACACGGGATGCCCAGTTGCGTATCCAGTTACTGATATCAGTGATGGCATCAGTCAGGGCGCTGTAAATGATCTGGCCCTTTATCATTCCGCTTCTGGCACCTCTATGATCTCTGAGACCCTGATGGTCAGGGGCGACACCAGCCAGTTGGCCGTGCCACTCTCCTGCATGACGATGGTGACCTCTCCGGCGCTCACCACGTCCGCCTGGATGCCAGAAGAGGGCCCCTGCTTCAGGTGGGGCCACTTCTCGATGGCCTCAATGGCTGTGTCTATCGCTTCGGCCAGAGCCCTGTGGGACTCACCAGTAGTTCCCGTGCCCAGGAAAGAGTGCACCTCCGCCACGATAGTCCAGATCCGGGTACGGGTTCCCCCATAGGTGGCAAGGGTGCTAAGCTGCCCCTCGCTCCCTGACAACTGGAGGATGACCACTACGGGGTGGCCCATGTTCAGGCCACCGTAGTCGAACTCCCAGATAATCAGGCCTTCGGACTCCAGGGTGTCCTTGAGGGCGTTCAGGATTGATACCAGGCTCACGTTTCAGTGATCTCCTGGTTCCTGAACTTGAAGCCGTCCCTCTTAAACAGAGCCTGCACGGCATCGGCGTCCTGCTCCAGTATCTTCTTGTCAGACGCACTCACGCCTGTCACAGAGGCTGACAGGCGGGCAGAGGAGCGGGGTACGCCCAGGCCATCCAGCTGCAAGACTCCGGACTCCAGCTTCTTGTAGAGGTCCATGTAGAGCAGGTAGTATGAGTCTGCCCTGTTACTGGGGGTCGTGGAGTGCGTTAGGCCCGTGTGGGCCATTTCCAGCCTGTAGGCTGCACCCAGGGCGTTGTAGCCGGACAGGAATACCTTGGCGGTATCAGAGTAAGAGCTCAGGTCTGTCGAGTACCTGAAGGCCGCCAGCCAGCTCAGGATCTCTGCCTCAGCGGCGTCTATGGCCAGCTGGGCGTCAGCCTCAGAGGGGAATGAGGTCTGAGTAAAGGCGCCCCCGGACTGCGCCAGCATGTGGCGGCAGAGCAGAGTCGTCTGCGCCAGGACATCTCCAGGAGTCTTCTCGATAGCCACACTTATAACACCACCAGAGCGGCAACGGAGTACGTAAAGTTTCCCGTGCCAGAGTGGGTAATCCTGACGCGCCAGGTCATGGGTAGGGGAAAACCGGTGGTGGCCGTGATGCCCCCTGCAGCCGCCGGGGCGCCGGGGTACACCAGATATACCCTGGCGCCCGTTGTAGTCAGGGCGCTACCCGTCAGGAGGGTGAAGTACTGGCCTGATACAGGATCCTTGCCATCTATGGCCAGGGTTATAGAGTCTACACCGGGGACGGCTGTGACGTTCAGGACGATATAGGCACCCCTGCCTGCCAGGTTGCCCATATCCGGAGAAGTCGTAGACGCTGACCTAACCGCCGAAGGCAGGACGACTGTATTCTGGTTCAGGTTAGCCATCTACTTAGTCGGTCTTGCCGAAGAGAGCAAAGCCCCAGGTGCGGGCAGCCCCATCAACAGCCGCTGAGGCCCTGAGGCGGATGCGGACGTTGCCGGCAGCCTGTACAGCGGCACCGATGAAGGTCAGCGTGTCCTCCAGCGTCTCCGGGGGCTGCAGGATGATAACGTCACCCACCTTAGCTTCAGGCAGGGCGACATCAACGTTAAAGCTGCCTGCAGCAGCCTGGTTGGGTGGATCCACGCTGAGCGTGCCAACGAGTTTCAGGGCTGCCGACTTCTGCTTGGCGTCACCAGCAAACCTGGCGGCAACCAGGACGCCTCCTCTGCCATCTACCTGCATGGGTTCACCTCGTTAGTCATCAACGGCCTCACCGACGAGAGCAGGGTCAGCCGAGGAGATTATGTTGCCCCCTGGTATTGCGCCGATGTCGAGCTCCAGCTGGCCACACCTGGCGTCGTGCACCGCCTTGAAGGAGGAGTCCACGAATTCTTTCCCGCACCGTACACACTGTGCGATCTCGACAACCGGGTAGTGGTCGGCAGCCTTAGCGATGTACCCCACCCTGAGGAGCACGGCATCATTCATATGTCCGCGCAGTTGCATAATCTCCCCGGCCTCAACCTGCTCCGCGCCGTAGGTCATATTCCTGGTTGAGAAGTATCTTGGAGGTCTGGACATTACGCTATCGCATTGGCGAGGAACACGCCCTCGTCACCATCAATCTGCTTGATGTCGAAGTAGCTCTTGATCTCCAGGATGTCGGTCTCCCGCTCCTCGTTGCGCAGGCGCCTGAAGTAGTAAGGGGTGTTGGTGATAGGCTTCCACACAAACGTGTACCCGGCAGTCGGCATCTGGAGGGAGGGCCTGGGCGCCACGTGGGCCAGGAGGACATGCTTGCCCCAGATCTCAGACACGGCATTGGCGTTGGCCGTGTCTTCAATGTTGGGGGCGTAGATGGCAGAGCCGATGAGCGTGCGCTCGTAGCCCACCAGGCGGGCCAGCATGTCAGGAGTGATGGAATCCTTGGTGGTGTACTTCAGCCTGTCCACGATGAGGGGGTGATCTACCAGGGTGTCCCATACCTGCTTGCTAAACACCGTCGTGTTGTGCTTGCGAGCCGTCTTCTGCCGGATAAGGTCACCCATCAGGCGCAGGTCAGAGATGGGGTTGGAGCCTGCGTAGTTAGACCACTGCACGAAGTCCGTGCCGCCCGTCTTGTCCTGCCAGCCCTTGGAGGCTGCGAAGAAGTTGTTCGCAAACTCCAGCTCCCACCTGAGTTGCGCCTGCTCCCGAAGGTAGGCCGCCGCATCAGCGAAGGCGTTGAAGGGCGCGTCCTGGTTGGCTACCTGGTCATCGGTGATGAGCTTGCCAAGCTTCCAGCCCTTGCAGAAGTAGCTGCGGGAGGTATCGACCTTGTAGCCGCTGCGTGCCCCCTCCGTGCCAGGGATGTAGGGCTGCATGACAGCGCTCAGGAAGTCGTGCTTGTCGTAGGAGGCAATCAGGTCTGACTGCTTCTGGACGTACACAATGGGGAAAATCTTGTCAGCGATGTATTCCTCATTGGTGTACGCGATAGAGATGTTAGTAAGGAGCGTATCGACGTGAACGTCGCGTGCCCCTGGCTGGTCAATAGGCATACCAGTTTCCCTCCTACGCTACCATCTGGACGAACTTGGCTGCGATGACAGCCCGCTCGGCGGCACCAGTGGTGACCGCCTCCAGGGCAAGGGCAAAGACCTGGTTGCCGCTGGATGCCTTTACGGCATCACCAGAGGCATTCGCGGTGAGCTTGTCTCCCACGGCAATGGTCTGGCTTACCCCGATGCGGACTTTGCCAATGCCGCCTGCCTGCACGTCGGCGATGCGGGCAACCTCTCCGGCCTTTGGCTTGTTGGCCAGGACGCCGATGACGACATCGGTGGCCGCGCTGGCCAGGGCAACCTGGCCCGCCGCGCTGGCCAGCTTCACAGGCCGGAACTGGTTGACGGCAGCCGACAGGTCTGCGCTGGACTTGAAAGTACCGATGTACTTTACGTTCTCTTCGTAGGCCATTCTGTCCCTCCGTTAACTACCTGGATGCAGCCCGCTCGCTCATGTCCCGCTCGTACTCGCGGGCCAGCTCAGGGTTGGCCCTGAGCACCTGCTCAAGCGCCCTGGCCCTGACTACAGGGTCGCCAGGGTTCTCAGACTTGGCGATGATCTCCTGCGCCAGGCGGTCAATCTTGGCAACTGGCGACTCGTCCTGGGAGCTCTTGGAGAGCTGCTTGAAGGCGTCGCTGGCCGCAGCGGCAGCGTACAGGCGCTTCTGCTGCTCCACAAAGGCATCGAATTTCTCCTGGGAAACGGCCTTCTTGAGATCGACCAGAAAGGCCGCCGTGCCCTCGACATCAGGGCTGATGGACTTGGCAACCTCGCGCATGGCGCTGAGCTCGGCAGCGCGGGTCAGCTCTCCCACCGTTGCCTCCAGGGTGCCGATCTTGTCGGACAGGGGCCTGGTAATCTCATTGACCACGCCGGGCAGCATGGACTTGATGATCTCGGCCTGCTCAGCCTGGGCTTCGGCCTTGCTGAGCATGGGCGAGGCCAGGGCACTGCCGAAGTATTTCTGGATCTCCTCAGGAAGGCTGGACATCACCGGGGCCAGCGTCTTGGCCGCCAGGGCGACATACTGGCTCACCGACTTGTCCAGCTCAGGCATGGGAGGCAGCTTGGGCTTCTGGTCTTCCTGCTGGGGGGGCTGCTGGGGAGGCTGCTGGAAGGGAAGAATGCCCTTCTTGATCTCCTCCTCTGCCTTCCGGATGCTCTCCGGGGTCAGCTCCTCAACTTTGATGTTGAGTGACTTTGCCAGCTCAGCCAGCTGCTGCTCGTTCAGGACTTCGCTTTTTACCATTAGTGTCTTCTCCCTTACTGCCGGCCTCTTGGTTAGAGAGACCTCACCAGGATCAAGATCAGTAATCTGTATATCAGTCTGTTCGGAATCTTTCACGCCTGTCAACCTTTTATGTGACTTCTCTACCTGCCTCATGATAGAGGCGCAGTATCCTTCAGGGTTCTTTTTATCTTTATTTTGGGCGACACAGTCTGCGAAGTCTCTGTATCCTGCGAATGGCATTTTGAGTGGCACCTCCTCAGGTGCTGATTGATTTCACCGTATATTATGTTCCTTCTGCAAGCAGGGCAAGGGTTGCATGACGGCCACGGCATCGCTGATTCATGAACGGCGTCCCTACACTCGTGCTCGCACATTGACCCGCCCATTGTCCCTGGCGGGTGAGCCCTTCTCCAGGGCAGCCAGGCCCCGCACAGACGCCCCCACCTGGTTTTCCTTGACCCACTGCCAGAGCTCGTCGTCGGGCACCCAGACCACGATGATCCAGGTGCCCTGGAGAACCTGGCGCCCCGCGATGGTCATGTCAATGGGGGCCACGTAGGACTCAACGGCCCGAACCTTATCTGAGATGTCCACCTCGTGCTCCAGAAAGATGCGGGCCCCTTTCAAGAGCCACCTGTGGGCTGCCGCCTCTATGGTCTCCGGGTCAGCCCACTGGTCTTCATAGTCCACAAACCAGGGCTTCATGACGATGAGAGTGGCCAGCCTTTTCTCTCCGTCGGCCTTCAGTATCTCGATCTCATCCTTCTGGACTGCCTGCTGCTCATAGGGCAGGTCATAGTTGGCGACTACCAGCTCCCGTGACCCAATCCGTTGCCTCCCGGCCAGGACGGGCGTGTTAATCAGGCCCACGCGGAACTGGCTGGGCACCAGCGGCTGCAGGATAGCCGGAATGGACAGCAGGAACTTACCCTTGATCCTGGAGAGGATATCAAAAAGCTCTTTCAGGTCATCAACGGTGAACTCTGCCCCATAGGCGTAGTCCTTGCGCTGGCCGGTGCCCACCGGATAGGGAGGGTCCAGGTAAAAGAGAGTGTCGGGGCTATCCAGCTGCTTGATGACATCCCGCGCGTCAGCCCGGACCACGGTGACGCCCGACAGGCGTTCACGGATGTCAGGCAAGTCATAAGGTATGGTCAGCGTCTTACCCAGGGCACTGATATCTACGGACTTGGACGGGTCACCTGAGCCGAAGACCGCATGCCTGAGATACAGCAGGCAGTATAGCCTGTCCAGGTCAGATTGCCATGTCGCTGCCCGGTACTCTGCCCTCAGCCTGTTAAACAGGTCACGGTCTACCACCCAGTTCCTGCGCTGGAGAGCGGCAATGTCCTCATCCGAGAGATTCTGGATAGCCTTGTAGATGAACGTGACATCTTCAGACATATCCGAGAGGACTTCCTGGGGCGTCTTCTCTTTCCTGAAGAAGACAGCCGCCCCGCCAGCAAACGGCTCTACATAGACACGGTGAGGGGGAAAGGCGGCTATGAGGTCTTTGGCAATAGCCGCCTTGCCACCGATGGAGGAGAACGCTTGCCGCAGCCGCTTGGAGATGACGGGCCGCTCCAGCAAGTTGCCCAGATCCGGAGCCACGCTGGCCAGGGCATCACCTATGGCCTCATTAAGCCGGATCTGTTCTTCGGGAGACAGCGCATCGTGCTGGCAGGCTTCAAAGACTGCCTGCTGGAGAGACCGCCCTAGAGTCTCATCAAGTTTCACTGTGCCGCTTGTGCTCCTCTGAAATGGCTGTCTGTACAGCCTGCTGGCGCTCTATGGCACGGGTCAGCTCCTGCAGTGCGCTGACCACCCTATCCATCTTGCCGTTCAGCCTCACAAGCACGTAGGCGGCCACCGCAATGGGGAACCCGACCTCTTTTATGAAGTTGACCAAAGTGTCCACCCCGGCTCAGTCCAGCAGCGCCAGGATATCCGTCTTGGCCAATAGTAAGAACTGCCTCTCCCCATCCTTCAATGTAATACCCGCTCCCTTGCTATAGATCACCCGCTGGCCCACCCGGAAGTCCGGACTCCCCGATGTTATTACTGTCGCCACTGTCGAGGGGGACGCCTGTGGGATCAGGAGAAGCGAGGAGTGATTCCTCTCCTCCGGCTCCACTATCAGCTTCCCCTTCATGGGTACCAGCATCCTTCTCACTCTCCGGGATGAACTCTTCTTCGACTGTATTATGTGGCAGGCGCAGCAGGTGATGGAAGTGCGTGCGCAGCGCAGGCGCTGAGGTATCCAGCAGGCTCATGGACACGAGCTTCTCCACAGAGCTGATAAGGGCTTCCAGGTCTTCGCCCGCCAGGGTGGTGTGGGCCAGCTCAGGCAGTGGCTCGTCCTCGATGCCGTTGAGGGCAAACAGCAGAGGCACGACTTTGTTGTTGAACGTCTGTTCCACACCCATGACCCACCCATCAAAGGCGACCTCAAAGAAGGACTTCCCGCCCTTGAGCATGGCGTTGCTGCCCACACGGGCTGTGCCCAGCTCCAGAAATACCGCCAGGACGGAGATGAGCAGGTTTGCCCTGTGGCGCTTGATGGCCAGGTCAAACAACTCTGGCCGCAGGCCTTTGGACGTGACGATGTCAAACGTCCAGCCGTCAGGCTTTACTATGCCTGCCTGCTCGTCGGCCCTTACCTGTTTCACGATCTTCAGGGCCCGCGCCTCGTCGGACTGGTCTCCTGAGTCCAGGATAGTAGTAGCGCCCGCAGGCAGCCCGATGACGGGGATGCCGGCGCCAGTGCGCTCCAGGGAGATGGCTTCGATGACCTCCAGGTTGCTCTGGAAGTAATATGACCTGTAGGCCGTCCGCAGGATGCTCTCCCCTACGGGGCTGTCCTTCTCGGCCCGTGGCCTGAAGTTCACGATCTTGCTGGCGGGGATATTGATGATGGAGGGCCCGCCTGGAGCTGGCGAGGACGTGATCTGCCTGATGCCCAGGAGCTCACACGGGTTATCGGGCAGGTCATAGACCCACTCCATGATCTCGTTCTGGGGGATGAGCACGAGGTCTTTGAGGCCCACCCGGCCATCGTTGTACTTGGACTTGGGTACCGGATACTGGACGCTCCTGCCCTGGCGGAACTTGAAGACCATCTCCATAGGGGCAAAGCCGAAGGGGAGCATGGTCAGGATATCGGTGATGACATCGTTCCAGGGCCGGGCCATATCATGGATGCATTCTTCCAGGAACCGCGCCCTCTCCGCATGCTCAGGCCCCTTACTGTAAGGCCTTGTATACCACTGGGTTGACCTGAAGGCTGACTCAATGGCCCGCAAGAACCCGCCGACGACGGCAGAGTTTTTGCGCATCTCGTTGTAGACCTTGTAGGCGCGGGGCCAGTTAAGCTCAGGGAGAAAGTCTTCCTGGATGAGCCCGCCAAAACGCGTGGGCCCGCTGACTGCTATCTGGGTGAAGCCGGTGTAGAGCTCTTGCCCCTGCCTGGCCCTCAGTTCCTCTATGGCTTGCTGTACCATGCTTCGCTCCTAGGGACGCCACCGGTTCCAGCGGCCACCGCTCCCGGTGCCTGACCACCTTATGGTAGCCTCTGTACCCTCATCAGAGATAGTAACAGCTTTACCCACGCTGGCTAATGGCTCCAGGACATCAAACTCTGCCTTGGGGATGACAAACCCCTGGCTGGACGACGGGCGGAGACCGCTGGCCAGAAGGGCAAAGGCCGAGGCAAAAGCGTAGTGGTCAGGCCCCACAGACGCATAGTGAGGCACCATCTTGCCCTGGCTATCTTTGATGATCTCCCTGATGTTGTTCTCGTGGTGCTTCCAGAAGTCTGGAGGGGCGAGTGAATGCAGGATGACCTTCACGGGCGACTTGCTGCGCAGCAGCCCGTACAGGTTGTCCAGCAGGGCCGTGCGGTGATAGTGCACCTGGTATTCAGACTCCGGCAGGAACTTGGCCTGGAGCGCCCCCGGACGGTGGAACCAGCGGTAGACACGCCCAGGATGCTTGCTGGCCCACTCGATAGTCGCGCGGGGATCGCCCTGGCCGTCAATGACCCCCAGGCGCGGATTGAATGTCCTCCAGATCTCCTCCAGCTTCTCGAACTTGTCTATCTCAGCGCAGTACAGCAAGCGCAGGGGCTGATGGATGCTGTCGCGCCCGTAGACTGTGACATGCAACATGGTACCCACGTCACAGCCCAGGTAGTTCTCCTGGAGGGGTTCTTGCCAGGGGTACGAGTCTTTGGTGAACTCGTCCAGGCCTGGCGTACCGGCTGGCCTGTAGGGCACGCCCAGGTCTGCATTATAGAAGGACTGATAACGCTCCGGGTCGTTGATGGCCATAGACTTCAAGGCCATCTCAATCAGGTTGGCATTGGGGGAGTAGAGCTTGGACAGGTGGTAGCCATGCACGTAAGCCCCTTCGTGTTCGGCCACCCACTCGCCCTTGCCCAACCTGTCTATGGGCCGGCGGCACTTGCGGCAGACAACCTGCACGTCAGTGACAGGCATGTTGAAGATGACGTTGTGCTCCCATTCCAGTTTCTGGATCAGGCCACAGTGCTCACACTTCAGGTAGTAGTACCTCTGGTCTGACTCCCGGAACAGCATGTCTATGGGGCCATTGGGATACAGCGGTTGCGAGAAGGCCCTGAACAGCGGGGCCGCAGAGGAGCCCAGGCGCTCCTTGATACGCTCGACGGCCCCTGGCTTGAACAGGTCAACCTCGTCTGCGATGACCAGATCAGCGTCGATAGACCGGGTCTGGGCTATAGAGTCAGAGCCCCGGAAGTAGATGGGCCTGCCACCTATCTTGCGGAGACGGGTCCTGTTGGTGTTGGCCCCACTGCTGTCAATGTGATTGATGCGGGACCTGAGATAGTCAGATCCCCTGATGGCCCGCATCACCCTGTCCTGGGAGAAGTCGTCGACCTGGTCCTGCTTGGGGAACACATAGAGGCTGACACCCCTGTCTGCCCAGTTCTGGTCGCAGACCCAGAGGCCCATGTTAATGCCCCACTCAGAGATGCCCACCTGGGCCGCCTTCATAATGACGATATTGGGATGCATATCGTGATAGATATCATGCAGCGGCCAGGAGATAGAGGGAGGCCGCCCATCAAACCTCCGGTAGCGCATCGTCCACTCATACAGGCTCAAGACGCTCCGGGGGCGGGTAGGGTTCTGGATACGCTGGCTCAGCTCTTCCAGGAACCCCTTGGCCTTGTCAGGGGGAGCATCAATCCTCAACGAGTTCACCCTCTATGTCATCGTCGCCGTCATCCTCGCGCTCACCGGTCACCTGGGGAAACCAGAGAGAGAGCTCGCGGATGAATATCTGTGACCTCTGGGCAGGGTCAGCAATGGCGTTGGCCCTGTGGAACGAGTATGCTACTGCCTCTAGGATGCTATTCAGGAAGTTAGTATTCAAGGCGGCAGCGTCAATCTCTTTAACCTTATGGGCATCCTTGATGATCTTGGAGACCAGGGACAGGGCCTTAAGGCGCACCAGGGCGGGCACGCCCTCCATCTTCATTAAGTCCATGACCTGGAGGCGGGCCAGGGCTATCTCATCCTCCAGGTCAGTCTTGCGGAGCTCACTGAGCTTGCCGATGGACTCTACCTCTGAGGCTATAGTCCTCAGGGAGGCGTCTATGGCGGTGGAGTAGATACCCAGGTCTGTGGGTCTGTGCCTGGTGTGCTTACGGCACGTAGGTTGCCCACGCAGGGGCTTCGCCCTACACTGCTCACCCGTGTCCTTGATATGGGCGCACTGGCTGAGCCTTACGAGGGCCTTCTTCTTCTGACTGGCAACCTTGCTAACCATGCCTATACTCTACTGCATCCCAATTGTTAACCCTTCTTATCATGAGACCGCCTTACTATATACATAAGTATATTAATTACTCTCTTAGTCATGACTGTCATGATAGTCGTGTATATATATATCTTATATATGGATAGACTCCTTCATGTTAAGGTGAGTTAGCAGTTTATTCTGTGACCTTCCCCATCTCCCAGTGCGTGGCCGTGTGGCACTCAGCGCACAGGGTCATGAAGTTGGAAGGGGTGTTGTTGGTCCTGTCCATGTCCCGGTGGTGTAGATCCAGGCGCAGGCCAACAGCCTTTGCCACCTCGGCGGTGAGGCCACAGCGCTCACAGGCTTTGCCCAGGTAACGCCTCCTGTACTCGCGGGGGATCCAGTCTACGGGCATATCTGTCTAGAAAATAACTCAAGCTAAACACCCGTGACTACTTGACAAGTATAACAGCATCTGGTATTATGACATTACAGATCAAAACTAATACTAGAAAGGGGGTAATTTGGCACTTAGCAGCTACAAGGCAGCCCAGATGCTGGAGCGGGCAGGCTTTCACCTGGAGAAGCGCGTGGGATCGCATGACTTCTATCGTAAAGACGATGTTCGATTCATGATCTCCCGCACGCGGCAGAACCTGCCCAAGACCGTAGAGGCCCGCATCCGCAAGCTGGCCTCAGGGGAATTGGACTCCAGGACTTATCTGCGGCTCCAGCAGCAAGGGCGCCTGTCAGAACAAGAGCCAGATGATCTGGACTCGTTACAGGACAACCAGGAGGCACAAGACCAGGATCAGAAAGGAGAGGTCATAACAATGGAAAACAATGCTCAGGAGCTGGTGGCCCAGGGGCCGCGCAGCCCGCTTCTCCAGCAGTTGGAGGAGTTTAAGCTAACAGCCGAAATAGAACGGGAGGAGATAGAACGACTGAGAAAGGAGCTGTGTGAGCGGGTAGAGGCATACAGGGCAGTGTTCAAGCTTTGCCAGAGCGCAGGGATAGATATACCCCCTCCGGGCAAGGGGGCTATACCACTTCTCCTTGCGCCCGAAGGGCAAAAAAAGCGGGGGCAGAAAGAGGAGACAGTCAGGCGGAGGCTGCTGAAACTGTTCAGCGCAAACGGCAACCGGCTGCGAAAGTCCTTCGTCGGGCAACGCTTCGGGGGAAACTACGCCCCCCTGGCGTATCAGGTCCTGGAGGCCATGC